AAAAAACTTAATAAAAAAACTTACCTCTTGTTAAACTAATAATACTTATATGTCAAACCCTAATATATTCCTATACTCTTCTATGGTTAACTATAGTTATTAATAGCTTACATATAGTAATAAGATTGGGAGTAACTTTTTCTTGGGAATAAATTAAATTAATTTTAAACCCATTATTTATAAGACGATTAACAAACCCAGATTATTCAGAAAAACGCATTAAAATATTGTTAATGTTAACATTTAGAGGGCATATCGTCTGTGATGTATAGTGGAAGCTAAAAACCCTTAAACTAATAAATATGATATATGATAGCCTATAACCTCCTATACGCTTCTATGGTCTTCTATGGAGCATTAAAGACTATTTCATGGTTTGTTCTATGGTTTACATTCATGGGTTTTGTATGGTAATAAAAATTAAGGGTTAATTTATAGATATTGGAAGATAAATCATGACTAAAAAAACTGATGGCAAAAAACCAAATTTAAAATTGGTAAAGAATGAAAAAGAAATAACCAAGATAATAAAACATAAAGATCAACCATTAACCCAAAAGCAGTTACATTTTGCAGAGTTGGTTTGTGATGGATATACGAATGCTGATGCGTTTAGGAAAGCATATAATCCTAGTGTAACAACAACAGATAAATCAATTCATGAGATGGCATCAAAAACATTTAACAATGACAAGGTTATGAGGAGAGTTAAGGCTATACAGTCCCAAAAAGCAGAAGATCAACGCATGTTAGCACTTAAACGATCAGAGATGATTATGAAAAGATTAGAAGAAGAAGCTACTAACATGGATAATAACAGTTCAAGTAGAATAAGAGCTTTAGAGCTAATGGGTAAAACTACAGATGTTGGATTGTTTACAGATAAAGTAGAGTTAAAGACTGATAACAATAGTTTGACTGCAGAAGAATTAGAAGATCAGCTTAAGGATAAGTTACAAAAGTTAATAGGTAACAATTAGCCTACCTTTTTCTATTTTCGCTAGTCTGTTTACCCCACCTAGTCCCTACTACCCCTATATGTCCAGCCCTGTCCATGCGTACTACAGTTTGTTTTACTCATAAAATTTCATAAATTTCTTAAAATGGTAGGGGGTACCCCTATTTTTTCAAAGAAATGCCAATTACCCACCCCCTAAATATTAAAAAAACTAAAAAAAAATAATTTAAGGGGTTGCCTACTAGTTATAACTAGTATATTTCTTTTAGTTATACTAGTATAAATAACTAGTTATAACTAGTAAGGTTATAACTAGTAGGGAAAACGGTTTGTCAAATAACGTTATAGAACTAGATAAATACAGAAAACAAAAAGTATTTTCTTCTGACCTTGAAGGAGAGTGTCCTGAGTTGGAAGACACTGTTATGATAGGTTGGGCATATGATGAAGATGGCAATAAATCTTTACATATTGTTTCTGCTGTTAGTACGGTATCTTGCCTTTGGATGATAGACTTGGCAAGAGAGATAGTGGATAGCAGACCAGCAGACAATGTGAACGACAATGAATGATCTAGTTAGAATATTACAAGACGCATATAAAGATATTGAAAAGTTACCTTTGGATAAGCAGAGGGAGATACTTGATCTTGTAGAGAAGATTGATGAAACTAAAACTAAGGAGAAGGCAAGAAAAGAGTTTCTTCCTTTTGTTCGTGCTATGTGGCCCGGCTTTATACTTGGGAGACATCATAAAACTATGGCAGAAGCTTTTGAGCGTGTAGCCCGGGGTGAATTAAAAAGATTAATAATCAATATGCCACCCAGACACACTAAGTCAGAGTTTGCCAGTTATTTATTTCCTGCATGGTTCTTGGGTATGTACCCAGAAAAGAAAGTTATTCAAACAGCACACACTGCAGAGCTCTCAGTTGGCTTCGGTAGAAAGGTTCGTAACCTGATACAGAACGAAGACTTCCAAAATGTATTTCCCGGCATAGAGTTATCTACAGATAGTAAAGCGGCAGGTAGATGGAACACAAATAAGCGTGGAGATTACTTTGCTATAGGTGTGGGAGGTGCTGTGACAGGTAAAGGTGCGGATATTCTTATAATTGATGATCCACATTCAGAGCAAGAAGCCACAATGGGTGAATATAATCCTGAAGTTTATAACAAAGTTTACGAATGGTACACTTCTGGACCAAGACAAAGACTCCAACCGGGTGGGGCAATCATACTTGTGATGACTAGATGGTCTAAAAGGGACCTGACAGGACAAATTGTTAACAAATCTGTTGAAAGAGAAGGCTCAAATGAGTGGGAAGTGATACAATTACCTGCAATTATGCCGTCAGGCAAGCCGTTATGGCCTGAATTTTGGAGCGGTGCAGAATTAGACGCACTAAAAGCTGAATTACCAGTGGCAAAGTGGAACGCACAGTACCAACAGGACCCTACATCGGAAGAAGGGGCTTTAATCAAGCGTGAGTGGTGGCAGGTGTGGGAGAAAAAAGATATGCCTGCATGTGATGCCTTAATCCAATCATGGGACACAGCCTTCTTAAAAACGCAAAGAGCGGATTATAGCGCTTGCACAACATGGGGAGTCTTTTATCATCCAGATGACGATGGAAATGAAAGACCAAACCTAATTTTACTAGATGCTTACAAAGAAAAGCTAGAATTTCCTGAATTAAAGCGAGCTGCTTATGATAAATACTGGGAATTTGAGCCAGATCAGATGATTGTTGAGGCAAAAGCTGCAGGTTCTCCCTTGATTTTTGAGCTTAGAGCTATGGGAATACCAGTTACAGAGTTTACACCGAGCCGTGGACAGGATAAGATAGCAAGAGTTAATGGTGTTACAGATCTGTTTGCCAGTGGCGTAGTTTGGCACCCACCAACAAGATGGGCAGAAGAAGTTATAGAAGAATGTGCAGCGTTTCCAGCTGGGGACCATGATGACTTGGTTGACTCAACGACTCAAGCGCTGTTAAGATTCAGACAAGGTGGTTGGATTAGAACCACTATGGATGACTGGGATGATGAGCCTAAATACAGAAGACCAGTTGAATATTACTAGGGAATAAAAACATGGCTATTGAAAAAATGATGACTCCAGCTGATTTAAACAAGATGGAAACAGATGAAGAAGAAGTATCAATAGAAATAGTTAATCCTGAAGCTGTATCAGTTGAAACAGAAGACGGTGGAATGGTAATAGATTTTACTGGAGAGCAAGTAGAAGAAATCATTGGTGGTGATTTTGACAGAAACCTTGCTGAAGAGATAGAAGAGGGCGATTTAAATGAAATGGCCAGTGAACTACTAAGTAATTTTCAATCAGACAGACAATCAAGAAGTGAATGGGCAAAGAGTTATGTCAAGGGACTTGATCTTCTTGGAATGAGAATTGAAGAAAGACAACAGCCATGGGCTGGTGCCTCTGGAGTGTTTCATCCAATATTAACAGAATCAATAGTTAGATTTCAAGCACAGGCTATGGGAGAGATATACCCTGCTTCTGGTCCAGTGAGAACTAAGATACTTGGCAAGATGTCTGTAGAAAAAACAGAACAGGCTCTTAGAGTTGAGAATGAAATGAATTATCTTCTTACTGAAGAGATGACAGAGTACCGTGATGAAACGGAACAAATGTTATTTAAACTTCCATTGGCAGGATCTGCTTTCAAAAAAGTTTACTATGACCCAATCATGGAAAGACCATGTGCAATGTTTGTACCTGCAGAAGACTTTGTAGTTTCTTATGGTGCATCTGATCTTATGACATGTGAAAGATACACACATGTAATGAAGAAAACATCAAATGATATAATGAAACTACAGAATAATGGTTTTTATCGTGATATAGAGTTACCAGATCCAGAGCCTGATATGTCAGACATACAGGAAAAATATGATGAATTAGATGGTGAAACAGCCACTATTGAAGATGATGACAGACACACTCTCCTAGAAATGCATGTAGACATGGAGATGCCAGAGCCTTTTAATGAAGAGGATGGCATAGCAAGACCCTATGTAGTCACTATAGATAAATCATCAAAAGAGGTTTTATCAATCAGAAGGAATTACTACGAAGATGACGAAAAGAAAAAGAAGCGACAATACTTTGTCCACTACAGGTATCTCCCCGGGTTGGGCTTTTACGGTACAGGACTTATACACCTCATCGGGGGACTTGCCAAAAGTGCAACCTCAATCCTCAGACAACTTATCGATGCCGGTACGTTGTCGAATTTGCCTGCTGGTCTTAAGGCTAGGGGTCTTCGTATCAAGGGTGATGATTCGCCTCTCATGCCGGGTGAGTTCCGTGACGTTGATGTCCCGGGTGGTGCGATCCGTGATGCTATTACTTTCATTCCTTACAAAGAACCGTCAGCGGTATTGTATCAATTACTTGGAAACATCGTTGACGAAGGAAGAAGAATAGGATCAGTAGCCGATATACAGGTTGGGGACATCAACGCCCAAGCACCCGTTGGGACAACTCTTGCTTTGATGGAAAGATCCATGAAAGTTATGTCTGGTGTTCAAGCTAGACTTCATGCAGCTCTAAAAAAAGAATTAAGATTACTTGCAGGTGTCATCAAAGATTACATGGATGATGAATACGCCTATGAGATGGAAGGTGATTTTTCCAGAACAAAGGACTTTGATGACAGAATAGATGTTATTCCAGTATCTGATCCAAATGCAGCAACAATGTCACAAAGAGTAATGCAGTATCAAGCGGCACTACAACTTGCTCAACAAGCGCCACAACTTTACGACATGGGAAAACTACATAGACAAATGCTTGAAGTTCTAGGTATTCAAGATGCAAGTTCAATTATTAAATTACCAGAAGATATTAAACCTTCAGACCCAGTGACAGAAAATATGGCAATGCTTAAACAAGAACCAGTAAAAGCATTTAAGTACCAAGATCATGAAGCTCATATTAGAGTCCATATGGCAGCAGCCAATGATCCAAAATTAAAAGAAATAGTAGGGCAGTCTCCATTTGCAGGTGCGATACAAGCAGCTTTGTCTGCACACATAACAGAACATGTAGCATTTCAATATAGAAAAGAAATTGAAAAAAATCTTGGTGTTGCAATGCCTAATGAAGAAAAGCCATTACCAGAAGATGCAGAAGAGGAGTTATCAAGAGTTACTGCAGAAGCAGCAGAGAAGTTATTAAAGTCAAATAATGCAGAAGCACAACAAGCTGAAGCACAAAGACAACAACAAGATCCTTTAACTCAAATTCAACAAAGAGAGCTTGCTATAAAAGAACAGGAGCTTGAGCACAAAAAGCAAATGGACTTAGCAAAATTAGAATTAGAAGCTCAGAAAGCGATGATGAATGATAAAAATCAAACCGAAAGACTGGAGTCTGAAAACAAGAGAGAAGGTGCGAGACTTGGCGTTACCCTTGCAAAAAATAATTCAGACGCTGAAATTCAATCTCAAAAGATTCAAAACGAAGCTGTTTCAGAAGGCACGAAACTTGCTGTAGATATAGCAAAAGAATTAGCAAATGAGTAAAAATGAAACTATATATACATATATTATTAAAAAAGTTCAGGAAGAAATAGATGCTGTCTCTGACCATCTTTCATCCGGCAGACCTTCTAATTTCGAGGAATATCAAAGACTTGTCGGTAAAATTGAAGGATTGTCCATTGCCAGAGAATTGTTGCAAGAATCTGAAAAACGATTTATTGAGGATTAGGGGTTCCCAATTTGTCAATAGTTGTGTATATTTAAAATAATAATATTTCAGGCGATAGAGTCTGCAAGGTTACTGTGAACCTAAATCACTGCAAAAAGGAACAGAGATGTACTCTGCAGAAAAAATAAAACTAGACGAAGATACTACTCGTAAACTACCCGAACCACAGGGTTATAAACTACTAATAGCAATACCAAAGTTAGAAGAAAAAACTAGTGGTGGTGTTATTATTCCAGACAAATTAAAAGGAATGGAGCAAACAGCTTCTATTATAGGATTGGTTATAGCTTTAGGAAAAGCTGCATATAATGATGCAGACAAGTTTCCAGATGGCCCATACTGTAAAGAAGGTGATTTTGTAATATTCAGATCATATTCTGGAACAAGGTTTAAGCTCAGAGGCGAAGAATTTAGGTTAATTAATGATGATACAGTTGAAGCTGTCGTTGATGATCCTAGAGAATATACGAGGGTATAATGGAAAATACAGCAGAAAAAATAGAACAAGAAATAAATATGGAAGAAGAGTCTTTAGAGATTGAGGTTGTAGATGACACGCCTGAAATAGATAGAGGCAAGCCAAAAAGGGATGAAGCATTACCTCCCCAAATACCAGAAGACGATGAAATAAAAAGTTACTCTGGTGATGTGCAAAAAAGAATAAAGCAACTTAAGTATGAGTATCATGAAGAACGCAGGCAAAAAGAAGAAGCCAAACGTTTAAGTGACGAAGCTGTAAATGCAACTCAAAAGCTTATGGAAGAAAATCAAAGACTTAAAAAAACCCTTGATGACGGAGAGGGAGTTTTAGTTGAGCAGGCTAAAGGAAGAGTTGAAGCTCAGTTAAATCAAGCAAAACAAAAGTACAAAGAAGCTTATGAAGCTGGTGATCCAGATAAATTAGTTGAGGCACAAGAAGAACTAAGCTCTGTACAAAATGAAAAATTTAGAGTTGAGAATTATAGACCACCAGTAAGAGCAAAAGAAGAAAATGTAGCACCAAAGGCTGCACCTTCTCCTGCACCAAAAGTTCAAGAGCCAACTGGTAAAGATAAGATTTGGATGGAGGCCAACAATGATTGGTTTCAAAAAGAAGATTATGAAGACATGACAGGGTACGCAATGGGCGTACATCAAAAATTAGTAAAAGCTGGTATAAATCCAAAGCTAGATACAGAAGAATATTATAGAAGAATTGACGATGCTATGGGAAAAGCTTTCCCTGATCATTTCCAAAACAAGCAGGATGTTGGGACAGTAGAGGTAGAAGCACCTCAACGCCCTGTTGGTTCCGTGGTTGCCCCCGTTAATCGAAGTGCAAAAAAACCACGCAAAGTGCAGCTAACCTCCACCCAGATAGGACTCGCTAAACGTCTGGGAGTTACACCTGAACAATATGCAGCGCAGTTATTGAAGGAGTCGATTTAATGTCTAATAGAGATTCACGCACAATAGAAACAAGAGAAAGCTCAGAACGTAAAGTAACTTGGAAACGAGCAAATGCTTTACCTGACCCCGATCCACAAGAGGGAGTAGAATTCCGTTGGATTCGCACATCAACACTTGGTC